CTTCTCAACAGTGCGAGTCGAACTGGCGCTCGACGCGCACTCGGCTGCACACCATGATGAGGTCAACGAGGCCACGGCTCGATGGTTCGGTTTCCGCCCGCCGGCAATACCTTGCCTATCGGTGCCGCACCAGATGGCACAAAAGTTGCACGCATGCACGGATCCATACGACGGAGACGGGCAACGGGGCAACGATCGCGTTCGCGACGGTTCCGCCAAGCGTGATGGTCAAGTCGCTCTGGCCAGCCCCTTGCTCGTTGATTACGATCTCATGGGCGAGCACGACAGCATTCGTCGGCAGTGCGGTGCCTACGTTTACCGCCTGCGACGCGCCGGTCAGATCGGCCTCGTCTACCGTGACCGTGCGCTTCTGAATGCGCAGGTTGGCCACTGCTGTGTCGGAAACTTCGATTCCATTCGCGTCCGCACGCTTGGTCTCGTCAATGAAACGGATGTCGCCTTCAGTTGTGCGAAAGTCAGCCATAGGTCATCCAATCGCGGCGACAACGGCCGCTGCTTGCGTGGCGCTCAGGCCCGCACTGGTGAGTTCTTCTTCGTTGGCGCCCTGGAGCTCTTCCAGGACCAGATAGCCCGCTGCCAGGAGCTGAGTCCGAGCGGGAAAGGTTGTCGGGATTGAAGCGCCAGCGACTTGCCGGCGCTTCCCGTCCCAAAGCAGATCTGTGCCGTCGTCGAGCTTCAAACATTCGAGATATCGCAAGAAGCAATACCGACGATGGTTAGATACCCAGTGCTCGCTAGCCACGGCGCTTTGGCTTCTGCCAGGTGGATTGCTGCGTCTGTGGCTGTTCGCGCTCCGTGGGAGCCTCAGGCACTGCCGCCGGCACCTGCTCTGCCTTCAGAGCTAGAGCATCAGCTAGCCTGCGGCGCAAATCCGCATTGTCGGCACGCAGCCGAGCAATGTGCTCGTCCGGTGTTTCCGGACGCGGAGGGACGGGCGCACCCTGCAGAGCCAGAGCGCGCCTTTCACGCAGTCGAAATGCCGTGATTCCCATGGCTGACTACGACGTGGCGAACGATCCGCCGATGAAGTCGCCTACGTTGCTCTTCAAGCGCAGAACACCAGGGCGCGAGCCACCAGAGCGCCGACGATAGACCTTCGGGGCGTAGTAGAGATGCATGGCGCCAAGGTCGGTGTCCTCCATGATGTCCTCGTCCACCTTGAGAGCCAGAGCCGCCTCGTTGTACCAAAACGTTCCTGCGCCTGGCATCCAGATTTGGCTTTCGCAACAGAGGTTCGCGGTGCTGCGGTAGAACTCGCCGTCAACCAAGTCGTTGCCGCCGCCGCTGGTGAACGTGATAGACACGCCGGTTTGCCCATTGTTTCCGACGAGCGAATCGACAGCAGTGTCGACCAGTGAGGTGGCAGCCGTGGTAGCAGCCGTGGTGATTGCCGCGCTCCAGGTGTTGCCCTCATCAGTCGAGAAACGGATCGTTGCCGTTCCGCATTCACCAGTGCTCAACACCTCAATCACGAGTTTCCAGGCACCCATCTTGGTCACGTCAGTGACGGCAATGGTGTAGGTAGCAGACCCGGAACCAGCGGCAGAACCCAGCGCCGTGGTGAACGGACCAGTGACCGTGCTCATTGACGATCCAGTGAGAGGCATGCGATCCGACACGATGATCGGAATTCCAATCACCTTCTCGGCCACCATCTTTGAGCCAGGATCTGCCAGATATTGGCGCCCCTGCGCATCCGTCTGCAGTGTGAGATCTGCTGCCACAAGCGAATGACACGCCAGTGCAACAATGCCCGGGCTCTCGTCGCCCATCTTGTTGGCTACTGCGCGAAGCATCTTTTGCCACGTCAAATATTGCGGCGCGGTTGCGCTGTAGTTGCTGTACACGAGCGGACTATTCTGCGCCTCCGCAATCATGATCGAGTCCATCGCGCGAACGGCGCTCTTCGCTGCCTCTTCCGCTAGGATCTGCACCGGGTCCTCTGATCCAGCCATCGCAGCCACGCCTTGCGCCCACGTAGACGACTCATAGGCGATCGATTTGCGCGCCACGGTGGCACTCTCGAATCCTTGGCCCATCTTCTGGGGCGTTGGGCTCTGCGATTCCGTGAGAGTCTCGAAGTCGCCCAACGTGTTCCAGTAAGGCATATCGATCTGCTTCCCGATCGCTGCCTTCCCGCCCTTGGGCATGGTTCCGCTGACTTTGACGGCGCCAGCGCTGACGATGATGCTGCCCATCAGTCCGTTTTTTCCCTTTAGCGCGCCGCGCATTGCGTCGGTGACGATCTCGGGAGAGTAGAGGTCGGTGCTAGAAAGTACTGCCATTTGAATTGCTCCTAGATTTCAGCGCGAGCGGGACCAGCTCGCCCCGAAAGGCAAGACATCCACGCCAGCAATGCTTGTTGGTTAGTTGGTTGCCGCCGCAGGGGATCCGCTGTCGATCCAGGTTTGGCGCATCGAGGCGTACAGTTCGGGATTGTCCTTCTTCAGCTCAGCGCGCGCCTTGGGGGGCATTTGAGCGAAGGTCTTGCCGTTGTGCGAAAGCACAACCGTTCCGCCGTTGCCGCCGGTGGCGTGCGTTGGCTCGCGGACTCCGTCGCCCACGAGCACCACGGGTGCCCCGGCAAGGAATCCCTCGAGCGTCTCAATAGACGAGGCTTCGGCCCAGCCCTTGAGCGCAGGCGTGAGCTTGCCCGCATGCGGATTCGACGGGTCGACGTCGCGCGACTTGGCAGGAGTAGACGCGGCAACAATCAGCGCGGTCTTCTTGTCAGCGAGCGCCTTGGCCTTGTTGTCAGCGAGTTGCTTCGCGCTGGCGTCAGCAAGCGCAGCCTTCTCAGAGAGCGCTTTGACGAGACCAACGGCTTCGTCGGTGGATTTCGCGCCTACTGCTTCGAGCAGCTTGTCGCGTTCGCCCTTGGCGGACTTGAGAGCGTTGATTGAGACCGTGGCCTCATTGTCGGAAACACCCTCGGCAAGGCAGAGGGCAGCTAGGACTACTGCGAGTTGGGGCATGGTTTTTTCTCTTGCTGCTTCCGCCGGCAAGGGTGCCGGGGGTTCGTTGGTAGGTTGTGGCGGCGACATTGCCGCGATGCGGAGCGCGGTTGCGCTCGCTTGAACCTTGTTTCGTAGCTTCGACATTGCGTCTGTCAGCTCCTGGTCACTCATCGCTGAAGCGCTGTCGCCCTTCTTTGGGGCTTTGCGGATATCCGTGCAAAACCCGAGCGTTTTGGCTTCCGCTGCACTCATGAGACGGTCTTCGTCCATGAGCTTTCGCGTGTCTTCTTCGCTCATTCCAGAGCGCGACGCATAAGCGGTGACGAACGAGTCTTCGAGGTTTCGCAGGTCCTTTGCGCGCTTCTCGAGCTTTGCGGCGTCGCCAGCCATGATGCTCCACGGGTTGTGAACGAGCAGCTTCGACGTCTCGTGCATCGACACTGAGTCACCAGCCATCGCAATCAGCGATCCGCACGACTGCGCGCGAGCACCTACCGTCACCTCCACCCGTGCCGGATGCTCGAGTAGCGCCTGGTAGATTCCGAATCCTTGCCAGACGTCGCCGCCATCGGTATCAACGAAGGCTTTGATGAGCTTTGCATTCGGCGCCTGGCCGAGTGCTTTGCGTACCATTTCAGTGGTACATGGCTCTTCGGACCAGAAGTCGTCGCCGATCACACCTGTGATCTGGATGTCCGCTTCGGATCCCGAGGCTGATGCGTTGAATTTGAATGCCATGGAAACACGTCCGCCCCGCTGCCCATCGAGGGGCGCAGGGTTTGAAAGATTGTCGCGGCGTCTAGTCGATCTTCTTGTCGATCAAGCGCTTCGGGATTTTGACCGGCTTAGACTCCCGCAAATACTTCCCGCCCTTGACTGCCGCCATCAGCTGCAGCTCAGGGTCTGGGGGATTTTTGCGCTCGCTTGGAGTCGGCGGAACCGTGCGCGACGGGTGGAATCCCCAGCCTTCAGGAATCGGATTGTCGGGTAGGTCTTCGGGCTTCGTGACGCCCTGCCGTTCAGCAGGACCACGACGTAGAGAGCGGATCCCGCTTCGGCATCCGTGGTGCAGTGGAGGTGAGTGGGTCAGCCAGAACGGGTCATCCCAAGGGAGAACAACTTCGGGGTTGGTGTACTTGCGGCAGGTGTCGCTCGTGCGCGTGTCCTGCACCACGTCGAGCATCTTGTAGGGGCGGACCGCCGCAATGTGCGGCTGCTCCATCTGCTCGAGTCGCCCAGCGTTGTAGGCTTGGGTGGTGGCGTTGCGAAAGATCAGTTGCAGGCGGGCGGAGTCCTTGCGGCCCCATTCTGCCTCGATTGCTGCTCCCGCCTTCTTTTTCCAGTCCTCAAACGGTACGCCATCGCGCATCGCTTCGATGATCGACTGGTGGGCGTCATTGGCGACGTCCATTTGGGCGACACCAGCGATCCACCATGCTCGCCTGCGCGCGTAGGCCTCGAGCGTATCGGCCTCTGCCTTCGAGATCACTCGACGCTTCGAGAATTCCTCGACTGCCTCGGTGAACTCCGAGGGATCGGATGTCATGTCGAGGGACAGATCCTTCGACTTGGCCATTATTCCTCGGTCAGTAGCTCTTGGTCGACCGTCAATCTGCCCGCTTCTTGCGCCATGATGAGCGCTGCCTCGGTCAGTCTCACGAGTCTGGAGTCGGTAACCGAGTCGCCATAGGCTGCGATGATTCGCGCCTTGGCGTCCTCGTAGTCAGTGGACTCATCGATGGCGCGAAGTACGCTTGCCACAGTTGGAGCCAGCTCCTTGGCAGCGTGGGCCACGCACTCGCCCTCCAGACGGTCGGTGTATTCCCGACCACGGTCGAATGCAGTTTGCGTGGCAGCTTCAGCGCGGATCGAACCATCTGCTAGGGCGAGCGCTGCGGACTTTTTTGGCGCCTTGGGAGGAGTTGCGGGCGGTGCAGCCGGGGCGATGACTGGCGCCGGCGCAACAGGCTTCTTGATCTCTTGGGTCGCCCCAGGGATCAACTTCACTTCGCCCTCGAACCAAGCAACCTGGTCGATCTGGGCGCCTGCGTTGACGTACGCCGCCAATGCCTCACCGTCAGCCTTGCGCCCCTCGGCCTCTGCCTTGGTGTCGCGCGGCGGCTTGGTGTCCCAATGCGGGTAGGGGACTGGTCCCTGATTGATGTTGTAGCGGTGCCACCATGGAAGCAGCTGGTCGTGTAGCGTCGTGGCGATCAGCTCGAGCAGTCCATTGAACTTGACCGCATCAACGCTCTCGTGCACCTGAGCGGCTGCGCGTGACCCATTAGTTGCTACCTCACTCGTGAGGTTGGTCCCAATGAGGGCCATGTCGATCTCGGAGTTCGCGGCGTTCTTCTGCGCTTCGAAAGTCTCGTAAGTCTTCGCGCCGTCGGTCTCGAGTTTGCCCTGCCAACCGCGAGGGAATACAACTACGCCATTTTTGCCGCTCGTCGCGACCTTGTTGGCAACCTTCTGCTTTGCCGAGTCGTTCGGCAGCTCCTCACCAACGTCAGCCTCGAGCCCAGCGGCTCCAGCGGACATGGTGTTGGTAACGAAGATCTGCCCTTGCCCGTGGCGCTCGCTCGACGATGCCCAGTCCACGGGTGCATAGCGTTTGCCGAGTAGCCACCAGGACGCGATCCCTAGCCAAGGCGCCTTCAGGGGCGACCGGTAGTCGTTGCCCTGTAGGAACAAGACCCAATTACCATCGCCAGGGGTGATTTTCTGCTCGACTCCCCAGGTATTGGAGCCGCCCGCGACGCGAGCAACCCAGCCCTGAGCCGAGTCGTTTCGAAGGTTGCGCGGCGTCCACACCGAAAGAATCGGCAGGACTCGCCCAGTTTCCTCGTCGAGTTTCCACCCGTCTACATGGACCAGGCAGGCCCAAAAGATCGACAGCCACGCAACGATCGACCGCATGGTCTGCTCGGGGAGCATCTTCCAAAAGTCGGCGTCCAGCGCTTGGCAGGTCGGGTCGTTCTTGGATGACTCAGCATCCTTTCCCGGGAGCTGAAACGTGAGCGGTAGCGTCGTCGCAGAGTAGAGACGGTCGAGGCACTTCGACACCCGCGGATCGGGCATCATCGCTTCGCAAAGGTCCGCGGCGAGCTGGTAGTTTCCTGCGCCGCACTGCAGTTCGGCCTGGCGGATTCGCTCGGGGCTCCACCCCAACACAGCGCTCGTGCGCGGTTCGCGTGCCGACACAGCAGTCGTCATGTCCGGCTTTGGCTTCGCAGCTGTTTTGGGTTTGAGTGCCATCAGACTAGTCGATCTGGTCGTCTGGCGGTGCCAGCTGAGCCTGAGTCTTCGGATTCTTGCGTGCCTTTTTTGCTCGTCAGTAGCTTGTGGGCGTTACCCAGTGCGTCAACGTCGTCGTCTTGCTCATCGCCAACACCAGTGAAGTCGTCGATCGATTGGAGGAAAGCTGGCAGCCAGCGCTTGACCTCGGGGAATTCCTCTGGGTCAGGAACTAGGACTCTACCGTCGTTCCATGCCGCTCCAACGGCTGTGGCTGAAACGAACTTGTCTCCAGGAGGAGGAACCCAAACGATCGGGATCCCTTGAGCTTTGAGGAACGTTGCCGATCCCTTCTCGGTTCCGCTTGCCCTCCAGAGCATCCTAGCTCCAGGCCTTCGAACGGAACGAGCTTTGAGTGTCAGAGCGAAACTAGGGGCCTCAACCTGCGCCCGGTCAACCCCAACGACGTAGAACTTTGCCTGCGGATCGTCGAATGCGCCGACTCGCCACATTTCGAGGCAGATCGACCAGTCGGCGTTACTCTTGGCCGTGTAGGCCAAGTCGATCCCGAACCCAACCGCGTAGCCCTCACGTGGCAGTTCGGTGTAGAAGTTCGGCTCGTGGAAGACTGTGCCGCCGCGGGGACGTGGCCTGCCTTGGTACATTGCAGCAAATGGGCCGTCGGTCAGGTCCCGCTTCTGTTGCAGCAAAAAGTCTATTGGGCGGATTTCCGGGGCTAGCGCCTCGCCTACTTGTCGCCCAAGCACGTCACACTCTTCGGCAATAGCCGTGAGATTGACGCTTTCCCAGCCCTCGGCAATCAGTACGCCTGAAGGGTCTCTGGGGTGCCACCGGGTAGCGACATTCATCGCCGCAACGCCAGGGTGGGCTCGAGTCAGAACTGACTGGCGAAGGTCTTCTACCTTGCCGTCTCGAATCGTGGATGAGCGCGCTTCCTTGGCGTTCTTGAGCAGGTCGTCGAGGGCGATGATCCCGTCAATCGGGAATCCGGTTACCCCTCCGTCAACTCCGCACGCGTGAAGCCCTCCGCCTTCCTTGGTCTCCCAATGGCCTCGGGTGCCTTCGGTTACGACTCCCCTGTTGGAGAGCTGCCGGCGAATCTGGTTGCTGATGTACTCGGCTCTGGTGGCCGAGTAGCTCACATAAAGGTTGCGCCGCTTCGGGTTTATTTCGATGGCCTGGCATATGCCTGCCTTGAAAAGCTCGGTCTTGCCGTGCTGCGGAGGTGCCGCTACACATGCTCTGACTGGTTCTCCTTTGGCTGCCCTGGCGAATAGGTCGGATATCGGTTTGAGCCAATCCGGCCGAACCAACTCAGGATTAAGCTGGCAGAAATAGTCGAGTAGGCTATCGGGCGCGCGCTCAGTGAACCGGTTGGCGTTCCTCTGCGCCGCCCTTTGCGCGTCCGCCCAGGCCTTCATCGCCTGGAGCTGCTTGATCTTCTGAATCGCCCTCGACATTCATGACCTTGCGGGTAATGAGCAGGTCTCCGCACATCTCGGCCGCTTTTATTGCCTCCGAAATTGATGCTTGTGGAAGCTGTGCCCCAATACGCCTCAGAGAAGCGTCGAACGTCGAGGTGAGTAGGTCCTTGCAGGCTTGCGCCGCTGCAGACTTCAATCGGCTGACAAGGCGTGCCACCTCTGGCAGCTCACCCTTGGCTAGAGCAGCCTTCCACCGCCATATAGTCCGCTCTGAGACACCGTATTTGTCGGCGATCTTGTTGGGTGGCTCAATGTCAACGATTGACAGTATCTCTGCCATCCGTTCCGGGCTTGGGCGCTTCGGAGATGACTTGCGCTTTCGTTTGGCCGTTGCCATCAGGTAGCCTGCGCCATCTTGCCCGCCAACAGCATCCGCCAGTCGAACTCCGCCAGCTTTGCGGTCAGTGTAGGCAGCTTGGCAGGTTGTCGTTCCGTTCGAGCCTTGCGGGCCCTCATGTCCCGGTCAACTTCGACCACTCGTCGGCGTTTCATTGTCTATCCAAATTCCAGCTTTGCGCGAACCCTGACGCGATACTCTCCGCACTCACAGGCGGCGGGTGTCACGACTACGCATGAGGCTTTGACGCCCTTCGAGTCGCCACCGCTCTCCTGGAGCGTCAGCTCCGACTCGTCTGGCGTGGCCCTTCTGACCCTGCACCTGACGCATCGGGCTTCGAGGGACAGGTCTGCCGAGAACTCGCAGGCGTCTGTGGTCACCGGTGTGGCCTAGCACTGTCAGCTCGGTTTTCTTGGTGGGTCCCTATACGGGGCGGTTTTTTATGTCCCATGTGTCCCGCTTTCAACGGCGGGCCGGTCGCTGAACTGGCATGATTTACGCCGATTGTGCTCATTTTCGAGCCGGTCAATTCGGAGCCTGCTCACCCTGCCGTCTGCCTCCAAGATACCCACACGAGACGACACGTCCTGCAGGGTGATTGCGTCGTCGTCAAGCAGCACTCGGCGCAGTGCGGTCGGGCTCACCCGATAATTGGCTCCCTCGCCGTCGTAGGCTGGGCGGTGGAGCAGTCGCAAGGCTGGATGCTTGGCGTGGAGCGCTGTCAGTCTTCGACGTGCCTGACGGCGACTGAGGCCCATTAGTTCGGCGGCTTGGGCGACGGTCAGTAACTGGTCATGTCCGGTCATTCTGCAGCCTCCGCACCAAAACGATCCCCGGTAGCAATCTCAGTCCTTATGAACCCACGTCCCAATTCCACGAATTCACCCACATCCGCGTCATCAAACTGGTCCCGCATCCAGCGCTGTCGGCGCTGGTGAACTAGCTCTATTTCGATTTTGTCCGAGAATAGAACCTTTCTGACTTCGTTCAGGGCCAGATACTTCATCGATATTTTTGAACTTGGCCCAAACGCATGCCCCTCGTTGTCGTGCAGCACAATCGGTAGCTGTGGAGGAACATCATCCACGTCAGGAGCCTCGATCCCGTTTCGAATTAGCTCGCTTCGTATATCTCCCTCTATCAGCTCAAGCTCCAACGCAGACCACAGTGTTCCACATTCATCGTAGCGATCTATCCAGATCTGGCGAATCCTGTCTATAGCAGCAGCTCGCCTTCCTCGGCGGAATTCACCGAGACAATATCTGCACTGCGACTCCGATCCGGATTTTCGCGCCGCCATAAGCTGCGACGTGTATCTGTATGTCTCGCGCCCACAATCGCAAATGCATCTCCAAGAGACGCCTTTCCTTCCAGCTTCATCTACACCAAAACGTTCGATCACCGTAAGCAGCCCAAACCTTTCCCCTGACAAATTTGGGCATCTCATCTGAAGCCCCCTCTGCCAAAGTCAACGTAAACAGACTCGCTCGATGCTGGTTTACAGGTTGCCTTTCTCCGGTTCACACCGGCCCGCTCTTCATCCCAAACCGCATGGTCGATCTCCAACGCCTTTGCTGCCGCGTCCTCAGCCCATCGCAAGGCGCCCTTCTTGGCGGCACCAACCCAAAGCCTTTGGACCTGTTCTGGTCCCGCCTGGTAGGCGACGACGAACGCAACTGCTGATAGGTCACCCAGCTGCCCATGGAGTCCCGGCGGGAGCTTCTCGCGGGTGAGGCAGTAGCGGGCAGCAAGACGCCATTGCCTATGGATTCCGAGACGGCGCCATGTCTGTTCGCAGGCGTAGGCTCTGGCGAACGTTCCGTGAACCGAGCGGTCGTCGTCGAGCGTAGCGTGTAGGTTGCCGGCATTCTCGAACGGCTCAATTCGGACCATTCCCACGCCCTTGGTGCCGCTATTGCCTCCGGATCCACCGCGCTCGATTGACGCAACTAGACCGCCGAAGTTGGAGCGCTCACCCATGATCCGCGATAGTTCCGTCAGGTACCACTCGACCTCTCGGTTGTAGCCGCCGCGTTGTCGGTTGAGTGGGTAGCGGTGTCTCGGTGCCGTTTCGGTTGACTCTGCCAGCATGTCGTGCAACCTTTCTGTGGACAAGACCTCTCCCTCGAGGCATCCAGGACCCGTCAGTTAGCATCTGGCGGGTTCAGTCTTTTGTGGCTACATCCTCTCTCGTATCCTGCTCCCAGGAATGCACCAATTGCCTGGCTTCTCAGCGATTGGACCGCACCAGTCCGAAGCGCAGTCAGAGTCAGAGTTGCACCGTCCGTAGCATTCGCCGTCGTAACATAGCTCCCCAGCTGCGCACGTGCCGGGCAGGCAGTACTCGTCGACGGGGCGGATTGTGCCGGCGGGTAGCTCGAGTGAGCAGGAGGCGAGGGCCAAAAACAGTAGCGTATATTTCACAGCGCAACCACCTCCCAGTCCCCCCGCATCGGCACCACGGGAAACGCCTCGTTGACCGTTGTGTCACCAACCGACTCCTCCGTCGCAATCTGGATGTGGCATACATCGCCTTCGCGGTAGCAGGTCCACGCGTGCATCGGTGGGCCTTGCGTTGACGAAACGGCGCGCGCTTCGGTGTTGGGGTTGGCTTTGAGCGTAGCCAACATCGTTTCGGTCGTCATCGTTTCGCTCCCTTGCAGCGCTTGTTCTCGTCTGCGTACCCGATGAGCTTTCCGCATGTGGTGCAATAGGTAGACTTCACACCTAACCAGCCAACGCGGTACGCTATCGTGTGCATTTGAATTCTCGGCGGTTCCTTGGGGCGTTTCATCACTCACGCTCCCGTGCAATCCGCAAGAGCAACAGATAGCCAATCAGGTCGAGCTCAACGTCTTCGCCCGCGTTGCTGCCGCGCTGCAGTCGGGTCAGTTTGTCGTCGATTCTGACTAGCAGCTGCTCAATCACCGATGCCTTCGAAAAGCACCTCAGCGGGGCGAGCGCGCTGTCGCCATAGGCGCGGTTCTTCTCGATGAGTAGCGCGCGGATTGAATAGATTTGAGCGTCAAGCTCAGCCTCGAATGTGATCTCGTTGTAGGTCATTGCATTGACTCAGAATGGGAAGTCGTCATCCGCGGCCGGTGCTGCGCCCACGTATTGCCCCTCGTCAAACCCTCCGCTCGTCTGCGCCGGTGCCGTCGCTGGTTGGTCGTGTCGCTGTCCGCCACCCATCAGGTCGAGCTGGTCAACCTTGCAGTCAAGCTGCGCCTTGCCCTCGTACGTTCGCTGACTCAGCTCGCCAACTACCACAACCGATGTGCCCTTGGCCAGGTACTGGCACAGCTTCTCGCCGCGGTTGCCGAAGATTGAGCAGTTGACCCATGTGGTGATTTTCTCGCCTCCGCGCTTCGAGTCAGACGCGATCGAAAACGAGCAGATGGGCCCGACCTTCGTGTCGCGCATCACCGCGTCTTTGCCTAGCCGCCCTGAGATTGTTCCGTTGATCATTGTCTTCTCCCTATCTGTTGCTGTCAGAATCCTGCAATCGCTCCGTCGATGTCGGCGCACGTGGCGCTGAAACCGTCGTAGCGCTCGTCGGCCCATGCCATCGCTTCGTCTATTCGCTCCGCCTTCTCGTAGCTCGCCGTCACGCTGTTCCAGTTAAGTTTCACGATTCCCGTTTCGCCTTCCTTTGACTTGTCGAGATTGCCCATCCGTTCTCCTTCGCTCGACGTGTAGAGCAGTAGGATTTGCTCGGCTCCGTTCGTGATGTCCTTGCACTCGCGAGCCATCTCCTTCGACGGTGGCTTGCCTGGTTCGTATCCTGTGAGTTGCGAGCAGATGATGCCGGCACGTTTGCGACGTCTCATGATACCACGGAATCGGCGCGCGACAGCCTGCAGTTCGAGCTGCCGCGAATTATACCGAGTCTCGCACCAGCATTCCTGGATGTAGTCAAGAAATACCAAATCGATCTGCTCACGCAGAACCGTCTGGTCGATCTTCAATGCTACCCGTTCCCACGGCATGTCCTGGACGTGCATAAACATCGGCGCGTTGCTCATACCATTGATCGCCTCGGTGATTGCACTGTGGTCCTCGTCTGCAATGCAGTGGTCGCGGATGTTCTTCGCGCTCGTGCCAGAGTAGCTGGCCACGAACCGATTGCCGTACACCTGCTCATCGTCCTCGTTCGACACAACTAGCACCCGTGCCCCGCGCGATATGTTGCACTTGGCAATGTGGATCACTTTGCTCGATTTGCCCTGGCTGGTTCCGGCGCCGATGACTCCAGTGTGAGCCGGTCGGATCCCTCCGGTCATGTCGTCGAGCTGGTAGTTTCCCCAAGTCAGTGTGTGGCGAGCCCGCGGTTCCTTGGCTTTCTGGTACGCACCGAGCGCCATCTGCTGCAGGCTTAGGATCTGCGTGTCGGACCGCTCGAGCTTATCGAGCTCAAGCAGCAGTTCCCTTGCCTCTCCGACCCGCCGCTGTTCGGCACTCACCAAAGCCGACCGCAGGACCAGTACCATCTTGCGGTTTTGGGCTGCCTCGTAGATGGCGCGAGAATGCTCTAGGACGCGCCCGGTGAATGGTGCGCCGCCTAGGTCGACCATGAGTCGCATCGCTTGCCTGGCGGCAGCGTCACCGGACTGGCGGCGAATCTCGCGCGCCACCTGGGTCACGTCCCAACCAAGGCCGTCTAGTTCCGCCATGACTGCAAAGATAGACCTGGTTGAAAGGTCGTAGAAGTCCTCCGGAGCGCAGACCGTCAACGCAGCGCTGACCGACTTCGGATCGGCAAGACATGCGCTTATGACGGCGCTCTCTGCTTCCAGGTCGGTGATGGGCTCGCTCATGGTCGGTACCAGTACCCGTCTTTGTGCCAGACTTCTCCGGGCTTTCCGCCTTTGGGCTGCTCGTCGATTGACGCTTCTGGCGCTGGCTTGTGCGGCCGCTTGTCGCTGCGCCACTGCCGGAGCATCGCTGCGTACAGGTACGAACGCCACTGGTCCAGGGTCTTGTCCGCCGACTTGCGAGTGACCCACTTGCCAACCAGGTCGGTTCGCATCATCGGGATCGCCCACGACGGAATCAGCGAAGTCTCAAGGATTCCGATTTGCTCCGGAGTCAGGTCCAGATCCGCAGGGCAAACCACGAACACGTCCCCCTTGGGGGTAGGGGGTATAGGTTGATTTAGATCTAGAGATCTAGGATCTAGATCATTACTTTGGATATTACTGGCATTACCTGGCGTTACATCTTTTGCTGCTTTCCTGGCCCGGCACTTGGCTACGCGAACACGGTTCGCCTCTGACGAGAACCCAAGCTTATCCTTATGCTTCTGGTGGTTTAGGATGCGCCAACCTCCGTCGATTTCCTCCAATCTTCGACCCTCAAATTCCTTCGTTCGGCTGTCAGGGTCTGGTGCCAACAGTATCGCGATGGCTTGCCGGCATTCTTCGAGCGTCACGACAGCGGCGTTGGCAATTCCCGGGATTGCGCCCTCAATAATGCCGTTTCTGTCGCACATTAGCAGCATTGTCCACCATACGACTTTGACGTGAGGCTTCTCGAGCCAGATTGTCGAGGTGAGTATCGACCGAAAGATTGGAGTGTAGCTCGCTACCATTGTAATCTCGTAACATTACCGCGTTACATGCGAATAGTCAACCCCCAATTCCACCCGCCTCACGCCCCAAGGCATCCCGCGGCGTCACGGATTAGGCGGCGGGTGTTCAGTCCTCTCGCTCGAGTCGGTCAGCCTCGGCGCGCAGGAGCTTGATTGCCTGTTGCGTCGCCTCTCGACGCGCTCGCGCCTCCGAAGGCTCGCGCCCCTCGGCGACGGTTGAGTTGTTCAATCGCAATTCCAACCAGACCGACACGCCTCGGCCGCAGTCGGTCAGGAGCGAGCACGTAGTAGACCGAGCTGGCAGCGTCGTCACCAACGGGACAGCGACATAGGGGCCGACAATGCGCCCGGTTAGGTCGCCGCCGCGTTTGCAACGGTTGCGGAATGCGTTCACCATGTCGGTTCCCCCTCGTAAATCTCGAGGTAAACGAAGCCTTGACCGCGTTTCGCCGGCTCCCAGCGCTGCACGACGTCAACGTGCTTCGGCGCGTCGTCGACAATGATTCCGAGCCGATGCTGCTGCGTGCGACCGTTTATGGTCCTCGCCACTGTCAGCATGTCAATCGGTATCTTTGCCCAGTTGCAGCAGCTATCCGGCTCATTCGTGCTGAACCTGGTCGCGATGATTTGCGGGCGTCCAGGCAGTGGCAACCGGAAGTCACGCGAGCGAAGTGACTGCGGTTTCATGTAGCCCCAACAAGCCGATTTGAGTTTTCCCATGCGCCAACCCTGCCCAGCCATCCCAGCTCGACCCGTGGTGTTCGATGACGGGCAGACCGACAGCGGAAGCACGAACGCGTAGAGCAGGCCACCGTGACGCTCGGGGCGGGTCAGGCGCGGCAGTGCCGGTGGTAGCGCCAGGGTAGTCACCGCGAAGACACGGCAGCGGTCGGAATCGAATGGTTCAGCTCTACGCGTTGGTTTTGCCATCACTCCTCCAAATCAGGATCGCCCGACTGCTCGCCGTTTGGTACTTCGCCTTCGTTCCAGCGAACCGTCTCAATTCCCGAGTCGACGCGCATTCCAGCCTCAAGCAGCAACTCATCAGCTTTGGCTGGCTTGTACCCTTCCAGCCACTTGTCGAGCTCGTCCTGCCGCTCGCGCTCGATTTCGGTGCGCTCGATTTGTAGGCGAGCGATTTGCTTGTCCTTGGCGACAACGCGTCGGTCGAATGCCTTGTTGATGGTGGTCAGATTGCGGATTGTCACTTCGTCGCTGGTTAGTCGCTTTGGCATGTGGTCTCCCTATCCGAACAATTGCAGTTGTCTCGTTGCGTTGAATCTTTCGCGCTCGGCCCATACAACACGCGCCTCGATGATGGGCCAGTAATCCTCGGTCAGCTCTGACGCGATACACCGGAAACCTTCCAGGATTGGCGCCATGACGCCGCTGCCGCTTCCACCGAATGGCTCAATGATGATCCCGTTCTTCGGTGTCACGAGTTTGCAGAGCCAGCGCATCAACTCGAGTGGCTTGACTGTTGGGTGAAAGTTCGCGCGACCTTCTGATGTGCGACCCGCGCCAGTGCTCGGGCAGTTCAGCCGCGCCGCGCCCTCATGGCTTTCGGTGAGCTTTGCCGCGCTTCGCTTTTCCAGCTTCTCGCACCCAAGTTCACGCTCTGCAGTTCCGGCCTTCGAGCAGTAGTAGAATCCGGGCCAGTTAGGATCGTCCTGCTCGGTCCATCGCGACTGGTTGAAGTAGCGGGCGGCGGTTCCGGAGTCGCCAGCGAACCTAGTCGGTTCCGAGTCTGGTCCGTACTCGCCGTAACAGAGCTCGCCTATCTTGGCCCTGTCGCTTGTCGCATTCTGCCCGCCGTTGGACAGATTCCCGCTCATCTCCCCCATGGTGTGGCACGGGCACCCGGGAACGCATGAGATTTCGGAACAACGCGCGTCGTGAGTCATAACGACGTTTCCAGGCCAGCCACCGAGCGGATGCGAGTTGATTCCGTTGCCAGGTGGCACTGCTATCTTGCCGGCGCCGGGTTGCGCGGTGTTGCCGGACTTCGCCCAAGACTCGCCACGTTCTGCTGATGCGTTGCGCGGTACCCGGCAGGCGTCGATGTTCAGTGCGCCTACGCCGTTGGTCAGAATGTTGTCGACGACCGTGCCATCGAACGGCTTGCGTGCCACAACGATCGGTTCGTGCGATGGCCGCAGCGCCGTTGCCCAGCCGTCCCATGCGCGCGACTTGTCGGTGGCTCCGATGGTGCGCTTGAGCTCAATTGGCGGCGAGTTCTCGGCACCGACCGCGAACGTTCCGCCCTTGTCTTTCGTCGAGGTTCCAGCGTTGCCGCTCGCTGTGTAGGTTGAGGTTACGACGCGCTGGTCGGATAAACCATCAGCCTTATCGATGGCTTTTGACACGTTTAGGTAGTGCGGAAAGCCTGAGTTTCCGGTTATGAATGGGCGGCCATTCCTTCGAGCAACGAAGGCCCCCGTTGGCACGGTGACGCACCAGACCTTGCCGCAATAGTCAACGTCTGGGGCGGAAACCCGGTGCTTGTATTGCAACTCCGTTGAGTCGGTTCCGATGTTGACGTTGACAACTGACTTCTCCGGAGCATCAAATGCGCGCATCCCAAGTGATACGCACAGCGCCAGAAAGATGTCTCGTCGCTCTTGCTTCTTACTCCAGAAAGCGTGAGCCTCCTGGCATTCAGGCTGCGATCCGTCACCGTCCATCAGCCCGCGCCATAGCGCAACGCGTGACTCGGTGTTCCATGACAGCATGCCCCACGTTAGTTCACGATCCGGGTGGTTTGCTAGCATGTATTCTGCTAGCTCGCCGCTCACGTAAAACGTGTGCTCAACGGCATGCTGTGGTTTCTTTGGCTTCTTGGTGTATTCCGACGGAGAGTACAGGGCTAGCGCGTCGCGTAGCTTAGCAAGCGTAGACGGCTTGCACTGCGAGAACATGATTGCCTTGCCGCCTCCGTGCTTCCAGGCATCGGTTAGCCACCAACCAACCAGATACGCTATGTCTGGAGTCGGGCCTCCGTCGCCCTGAAGTAGTCCAGCCATCGGTAGCTTTGCTACATGGGCGCGTTTCATTGCCCCGGCCTCAATGAATCCACGGGTCCACTCCGTTTCCCGTGAGTGCTTTTTGGTAGTGCAGAACACGCGGTGATTGGGCGTCAGAACCTGGTCGGTGTGGCGATTGCGCAGGTGGACCATGCGCCCATTGTAGTCGTACAGATGAATCTTCGACGGCCTGGCCCATGACAGTTCGCCGGTTTCCGTATCCCATTGCATCACGTCATCCGACGGAAGCAATTCAGTTCCGCGCACCCATCCGCGCCTAGTCAGAGCGTCGGTGTCGTCGGATAGGCAACCGTAGATCCAGTGTATGGAATCTCTCACATCAAATCCAGCGTCTTCAATGGCGCAGGCCATACGGTGGTACGTGCGAGTACCTCCGAACGATAGCAGGTGAGCGCCAGGCTTCAGAACGCGAAGCATTTCTTGCCACAACTCGACCCTGTAGACGATTCCGGTGCCATCCCATGACCTGCCCATGAAGCCCAATTCGTAGGGTCCGTCTGTCACGCACGCATCGGCGCAATTGTCGGGAAGTGAACGCAGCAGGTCAAGGCACGAGCCGCGATGCAGTGACCAGCGAGATTGGCCTTCGATGACATCAATTGGAGTTGGTTCGCTCATGGGTTCTATCGTCCTGCTCTCAACCGTGCCGCAAATCCCCTAGCCCTGCCAGCCCGAGCAACCGCCCACGGCGCGGTACACGGCACAGCTCCGCCCTTGAGTCGCGCGAAGCTGCATTCGAGCTTCGAAACATCAATCCGCCTGGCAATCAACCTTGCCGCGATGGTCTGCGCATCAACGTCGAGCGAGTCGCAAAACGAGTTCCACCAGTCGGGCGCGAACGAATGCGCGTCATGGAGTTGAAAGTAGCCGTGAGCGTGAAACACGATGCCGCCGTGTGAGCGCGCCGGATCGCATTCCCATCGCTTGCACTGGCACTGCGCCACGGCGCCGTCCAGATGCGATTCGCTGTTGGCTTGCTCGATGAGTGCGCCTGCTAGGCCCGGGTTTGAGCGCGAAGCAGAGTCGATCGCGGTGGCCAGAACGTCGAGGCGCGCGCTGCGGTCTGCGTCTGGCTCGGTGGCATCTCCAGGGGTTCTGGGGAGAGAGAGGAGGATGGAGAGGATGAGGGATTTCAACACTGTTTGAGGTTCTTTCTTGCGGCAGCGCCCAGCATTCCGAGCAGTAGCCATTCGGGGTCGGTGTCGAGGATGGCCGTGCTGTGGTCGTCCTGACTTGAGTGGAGGATACCTCGAGCGGCGCATTCCTCTGGGGAGCGGGGGGCGAGGTCGACGGCGATGTCTTCGGCGGTTGGCTCGGTCACTTGCCACCTCCGCACCCAGGGCAAACGATGAACCCATCGCCGCCACAGATCGGGCACAGAACACAATCCTGTGGATCGCAGCAGCAGCAGTCGTCTCCGCAACGGTGGACCGATCCTTCACCTAGGCACTCGGAACAGTCGACGGTGCCGTTTCCGTCGCATCCCCACGCGTCGCACAGGTCGAATCCGGACAATGCGGTATTCGCTGACTCGTTTATGCTGGAGTTCATCTGCCGCCGCCTTTCACCGCGCAGAACTCAATCAGTTTCGCGTTTCCTGCCGGCGTAATCCGGTAGCGCAGCGGCAGGTCGTTGCTCCCGAACCACTCCGCTAGGCCTTCCTTTACCAGCTCGAACAGCGCATCTTCGGTTGGTTGGTGTTCGTCGCTGCAGGCGATCTGTTGGCACATGGATACTTCTCCGCGCCACTTCGACTCACCGAGCAGCGACAGCAGCGTGTGGTTTAGGCGCTTCATTTGCCACCGCCGATCGCGGCGCGGGCGGATTCGATGGTGGAATGCTTCTGGTGATGAATCGAGATCAATGCACCGATGACATCTTCTCCACCAGTGGCAAGCTGCGCTAGCGCCAATTGCTTCAATTTCAGCGGCGAAGGAATCGGGACTCCGGCCGCAACAAGCCTATGGCGCCAATCGTTGTAGCCGTCTTCGATGTGCTCAAACAGAGCCGGTCCTTTGCAGTCTGGGCAGTTCATGTAGTTCACAGATTTCGCCTTCCAAATTCGCGCTCAAGTCGCGCCATCGCATCCATGTCAGCTTCGAGCTGCTCAGGTGTCTCGAATATCGAGCAGTCGACCGGGTGCATTCTAAGTTCGCGCGCCTCCTGGAATTCGATTGCGCCACCAGTAGATAGGACGCCTCCTGGTAGCCCACAGACTGCAATGGCGCGTCGACAGTGCCCGAGAGCGTCCAGGTCAATCTCGAGCCCAAGCTCGCGCGTGCGGCCCGAATCTGGCCAGTGACGGCACAGTGGGACCCAGGGGACAATGAACAGCGCATCGAAGTGCAGGGTGAGCCAGGCCGCCCAGTGCTCGGCTGACTCGAGGTTCCTGGGGTCGCCGCCGAATCGGTGGATCAAATATACTAGGATCATTGGGTTACCCTCCGTCCTGCCAGCTTCAGCGTCAACTCCGCGCGTTTGACGAGCCAGCGCTCGGCGGAGTTGGCGGCCGCTTGCTCTCCTGCCAACACGAATCCAGAGCGAACCTGAGTGCCGTTGTCGACAATGTACCACGAGGTGCCTTTTAGCAGTCGCGTGAGCATTATGCGGCCTATTCCGTGAATCGTGAGTGACCAGCTGGCGACTCCAAACGCGCTCATCCGCTGCCCCATGCATTTTGGCGGAGTGAGTCTTCGTTTCACTTCTCACCTCGCATTGCGGCGTCGAATATCCGCTCGAATCGTTCGAGCTCACCAATCCGCGAAATCGCAACCTTGGCTTGCTTCACCGCCAGCCTCATCCGCGCCAGTTCTGACGCGTACTCGTGCTTTTCCCTGACCAGCTCGTCGCGTTCGCGGCGCGCGTCTCGTGCTGCTCGGGTAGCGTTGTCGCGCTCGAGCTCCGTGCGGGCCAAGACCATCAGGATTGCTAGGGGGTAGTTGCGGTTCATTGCCACTCGTCCCCCGGCCACATGCGGTATTCGTGGCCGTCGAGCAGGTGACCAGCTTGCCGCTTTCCGACACGCCAGACCTTCCCAAGTGGCGGCTCGAAGTAGTGCATGTTCTTTGGGTTGTTCATCGCTGAGCCCATGCAGTCTGGAACGATGAACCCATCGTAGAAGCCGCCTGGAAGCCACTCTCCCCACTGCTTGAAATGAAACGGAACACCAGCCGACTTACACTGGTCGCGGATTGACCTAACCCAGTCCGGGTGCATTGGGCGAGCGCGGGGGCCAGATTCGCCGCCACATACGACCCAATCGAGTCTCGTCCGTTCGCACCGTCCGGAATGGTTGAAGTCGCCATGAATGCGGCAGCCCCCGCAATAGCCACTGAGCGCGTCGGAGATGTCGATACCGCCCAACGCCGGCTCGTAACTCACCCACCTGACCGCAGCGGGACATTGGAGCAGCAGCGGGATTCGTTCGTCTGCTGCCGCTTGGTTCTCGCAGGACACGCCGAGGTGGACGTTTTGGAGGGGCCAAGGGGCATGCTTGCCAATTTCAAACCAGTCCTTTGAGCTGCTAGGAGCAGCATCCACCGTGGCAACCGCTTGCATTACAGCTGCATACGGATGAGCTCCCGTGCCGCTATCGCCTTCGTACCACTCGAACCATTCAAGCATCCGCTTCGCGCGCTTCGTTAGCACCTGAAAAACGTGCTGCGGGCAGGCCGCCATGACCCCGAACACGGCCGCGATTTGCTCGTTGGTGAGCGACTCGTGGAACAGGTCCGACATTGAGTTGACGAAGACTCGTCGTGGTCGCTTCCAGCGCAGCGGGGCGTCGAGTTTCTCTGCTACGAACCGGACGTCGCCAGACCAGTGACCGTTGCGGATTAGACCATGGTACGGGAGCCCATCGCCGCAAAACCGCGCCGCCATCGATTCAGCAAAACAGTTTTTGCACCCATCTGATACCTTAGAGCATCCACTGGTCGTGTTCCATGTGGCATCGCACCAAGAAATTGAAGTGTTATCAGACATGATCGCCTCTGTTGGTTCTTTGGTTGTGGCCGCTGATGAACTTTCTTGGTCGTCCAGACGCGTCGAACTTGAGAAACGATTTCCCGCATCCGCACTGACAGAACACTTGTGGGTTCGCCTCGTTTGGCATACGACGACAGTCGGTTTTTCTGTGCCTCAGAAAGTGATGCGCAAGCGACGCGCACACTTCTAGGTTGCCGGGCGAATTGTTCGTTTTATTTCCGTCCTTGTGATGAACCTGCTCTCCGGGGAGGAGTGGCCTTCCAAGTGTCTGCTCAGCAATGAGACGGTGTTCATACGCATAACCTCGCACGTCAGCCGCGTGATGATCCATCCCGACGCGCACCAGCACATACCCGTTGGACGCGACAGATCTTCCGCCTTTCCAGAATCCATTCTTATGGCCGATGTTGTGCTTTGCCATCACATCACCCCCGCGCAGTCAGCAATCCGCGAGTAACCGCGGTACATCTCAGCGGGCCCGAATACCTCGGTCTCGAATCTACCTCCGCACGCGCAAGCCCCAACCACTGGGCGACGGTGCGGCATGTCGTAGCAGACTCGGCAATGCTTTCCCGCTGATGGCGCACGGTCAGGTCGAGTGATCATGCACGATTTACAGACATCAACTCCGGTGCGGTCGTTGTGGATTAGGCTGTCCGCGCGCAGGTGACCGATTGCGCCGCATGTGAGGCACTCGCAGCGCCACTTGACGATCACTCGTCCATCGGGTTCGGTGACGGATTGATCCGACTTTCCGAGCACGCGCCGGCAGCCGTAGGTGTGGCCTGTTCTGTCGATTGGCGCGGTCACGGCACCGGCTCCCATCCATCCTTGTCGGCGTTGTACCGGATGCGCCCCGCGAGCTCGAACTCACGCAGCTGTGGCTGTAGAAGCGCCGCCTTGGTTTCGAGTTTGCGCGCTAGGAGGTTCGTCGACAACGATCCGCGCATTGATAGGCGGATCTCGAACAGTACGCGGTCGAGGATGGTGCGGCAGGATATGTCGGTTTGGCGGGTCATGATTTGGATACCTCCCTAGCAGCGAACCCAGCTGGCAGTCTAACCTTCACCGGAAGGTCGAGACTGACTCCTTCGCCAACTACCGATAGCCGGTGCTCAGTGAACCACTCCTCTAGCGTTTTTCCATCAGTGGACAGTTCGCGCTTTTGAACCTGCCACGTTGGGAGCGATCCGAGTGTAGCTGAGAACGCTACAGCAATTCCGCGCCATCCGGTTACCTTATCGACTACCTCTGAGCCAAGTTCTAGTTTACTCATCGTGTCACCCCCGGCAGGTAGCGCACGAACACCGGGGCAGGGTACGGAGGGAGCGTCCCTGCCCTGACGATGCAAGCGGGCGGGCGGCGCTCGCTGTTGCGGCACTCGCGCATGAAACCGAGAGCGTTGGTCACGAAGACCGCTCCGGTTGGTAGCTGGTGGGTAGCTGGCGGAGGGCGCAGGGTTATGATTGGGTGAGGTCGCATGTCACTTCACCAGGAACCTTTCGGCCATTTGCGACGCGGCCTCGTACTGGGGATTGAGCAGCTCCGGCATGTAACATGACACAGCTACCGCATAGATAACCAATCCAGTACCTGTCACGATACGCGACCAAAGCACATACGCGGCTTTGTCCGTCATGAGTCCTCCACGGCCAATACTCTCCGGTTCATCACTCGCCGATTTGGAGCACGTGCGCAGGATGTGAGCCACTGACAGGATACCATAAACGATGATTGTCCACGCCAGTAGTCCGCACGCGGCGTCTATTACCACCTGGCGCACGGCAATCCTCCAAGCGTCAGGCGCAATTCGCTGCAGCGCCTCGGCAAGACCCTTGGCTCCGCCGTTGAGAGAGTCGACTAGTTGTGAGAATGACTTTGCGAGTTCTTGCATAGGGTAGAGGGTTAGCCTATCCGTGTGGATCACGCAAGGCCGTTGCGCAATTATCTTGCAGTGTCCGGCGGGCGTGCTAGTTCACCCGTATGGCAGGATTCACCGACACAGACCGGCGCCGACTAGAGCGGCTCATAACTATGCATCGACGACAGCGAGCGGTAGCCGATATACTGGGGCTGTCCGAGTCAGCGGTCAGTCGCTACCGAGACGGCAAGTCGCCGCGCGATCCTGAGCGGATCAAAGCGGTTCGTGCGGCAATTTCCAAGGCACTGAGAGGGATCGGATAGTGAGCGACAGCGACTATTGGAGAGAATGCATTTCGCAATCAGCCGAAGAATGCGGCGTTGCGCTGACCGATGAGCAGCTATCAGCCATCGCAGAGGATGTTAGCGTCGGTCATCGTCAATACGGGATGGCGTTCTATTCGCCCCCAAGCAGCGACAGGGTGGACGATATCCGTGACGAGTGGAAAGGAAAACTAGCTAAACTTCAGCGTGAATTCGACGACTACCGCGCAAACGCTGAGTCGCACATGAAGCGCGCCACTAGACTGCACAGTGACGCCAACGTTTCGATTGGCCGTGATGGTGTATTTGCGCATGACGGCAGAACGACGAGGGTGCTGTGAGTCGCCAATCGCTGCGCGCCCAACTGCAGCGCAACCTCGACGCAATGGCGCGCGAGCTACAGCGCAACCCTGAGGCCGACCAGTCCGAATGGGAGCACCACATAGCCGACGCGTTCGGTTTGGAGGTGACACAAATTGTCACTTCACCAGATTCTGGCGCCAAAAATTGTCACCAGTTTTCTTCGGTAGAATCGACGACGAGCAAAAATTGTCACTTTGAGGTGACGCGGAATGTCACCGGTCGCACGTCGAACAGCGGAAACCTCGCAAACTGAACTTGGCACAGCCAGTGCAATAGGCTAAATCATCATGCAGACCATCAGAATCACCAACGGCACCCAGGCCAAGACATTCCGCCTCAACTACCGCCGCTGCTCGGCCAAGGTCGACCACGTTCGCGTCTCGCTGGCCGCCGCGATGACCGTGCTGCATGAGCTCGTAGCAGAGGGATGGGCGGTGTCGTGAGCCCGCTCGACCTTCCGGGGCCAGGCGACAGCCAGACCCCATGAGATCGGAAGAGCGTCGTGTAGGGAAAGAGTGTAGATCTCGGTG